GTGAAGCAAATAGTATGCGATTTATGTTTGTAAAAAAGCCAAGTATTATAAATAGGTTTTTTTGTAGAATACTATTAGGTTGGGTTTGGATAGATAATATTTAGTATTACACACAATGTTAAATGTAAAAAGCGTTTTAATGATTTTTAAATAATGTTATAAACTGAAAAATTATGAATTGGATAACTATAAAGTTGATGCAATACCAACTAAAAAAAGCACAAAGGCAACAAGACAAGGAGGAGTATGAATTAATAGCAAGAGCCTACAATGAATGTATTAAGACATATAAAGATGCTATAATGTTTCTTAAAGCAAACAGTAAATAATTTTATTGTTTATAATGATGGTTGTAATAACTGTTGAAGTGAAACGAAATTGTAATTAAAACTTGTTAGCTACTGTAAACTAATTAAATACTGATAAACATGACACCAAAAGATGAAGCAAGGGAAATCTTTAACGAGATTAACAAAATAGAATTTACTGAATCAATAAGTTTTGAAACAGGAACAAGTGATGTAGGAATTGATTTGCCTGACTGGGTAATTAAAAAAGTTGCTTCACTAGTGATTGATAGGATTCCACACGTTGAAGGTAGTATCACGGTTGATTATTGGAATGAAGTTAAAAAGGAACTTAGCTTATTGTAGCTAACATTGAAATAATAAACTGCCCTTTAGGGTTGTTATTATAGAATGTTAAAAGCCGTTTTAATGGCTTTGTTTTTAACAACAAAAAAAGGGTATAACAATCAAGTTATACCCCTTGTTACTCTCGTAACTATCCACACTATAAGCCAAAGTTTTTACGAACCAAAAGAAACAGTACCATTACTGTTAGTATCAATTGTTCCAACAAATTCTCTTACTATTTGAGCTTGTTTACCAGCAAATGTAACGGTGTACCCGTTTTGCCCTTGTAACTCACCCTCTAATACTTCGTTAGCTATTGCATCTACTGAAGCATCTTTACCCATAATCTCATCAAAACCTAAAACAAAAGCTTTATTATCTGCTGTTTCTTTGTTATAAGTTTCAAAGATTACTACTAAACCACAAGACTCAACATACTCGTTAATTCCATAAGCTTTAGTCTTTTCCATTTTAGGACAAAATACCTCTAAAGTAGTTTCGTATGCTATAGATCCGTTCTCTCTTGAACCCTCACTAGAATAAGATTTACCCTCTAATTCTCCCTCAATTTCGTAAAATTTATCATCTGTGCTAGATAAAGTAACCGCTGTATAAGCGTATTCTCCAGCAACTGTAGAAGCTGTAAAGCTAGTTATATCATCTTTATTGATAACATAAACGGACTTTATACCACCTCTTCTATTCTCATCAGCACAAGCTAATAGAATATCTGTTGTAATTTCTGCCATTTTATTTAATATTATAAGTTAAAAAATACCCCCCACTAAGGAGGGGCTTTTATTTCTTAGAAGTAGAAAGAGATTAATTCTCCAAAAACAAACTGAGTACCCATTTTGTACTTAGCAATGATTTTTAGTAATTCATCATCATCATCATTACTTCTGAATTTCAATTGAGCAGCTGGATCGTTAACATCAGTACCTAATACTAAGTTATCGTTAACAGTATAAACCATCATGTTAGCTCCAATATCAGCACCTAAACCACCTGAGTTAGGGTTAGCAGCATCAGCTAATTGAGTATCCCATCCTGTAATCTCAACAACTGGAATACCTCTGAAAGTCAAAGACTGACCCTCTTTCAACATAGCTAAACCTAATGCATTTCCTGTACCTAATTGCTCAAAAGTAGTCATTAAGTTATCTACGATTGTAGCAGTAACTCTAAAAGACTTAGAAGCGTTTGGCATTTGTCTTAATACTTTAGACTGGTTTTCGTATGCAGACTTTAAAAGCTCATAAGCTCCATCAGCAACTAAAACTCCATTAGTATCTTCTACGTTAGCGATTGCAGTCATTTCAACATACTGACCTAATTCAGCTGAATCAGTTACAAAGTGCTGGATAAGTCCATCAAATTGGTTATAGTCAGCAGATGCAGCAGATGAAGCAGCAAACCATGCTAATCTTCCGTTATCATCAGAAATACCCTCAGCAACTCTCTTTCTAGCGATTTCACCAACTACAGTAGGCTCTAAATCATCGATAGCAGTACCAGCACCGTAAAACTCTTCAAAGATAGTACCGTAAAAAGCATCTCCACACTCCTCAAGGTTTACTTTTAACTTAGATACTTCTAAAGTTCTATCAGATACATCAGTAACACCACCAGTAGCAGAAAAACCACAAGTAGAGTACGAACGTACAATCTTAGTTAAAGTTGAGTTAAGGTACATATTAGCCTTAACTTTAATGTTTGGAATTACTCTAATTCCTTGTAAATCATCTGACCCCTCCTGTGGAGCGAATAAGATCTCTGTAAATTCCTTTCCGTTATACGTACTAGAAATTGATTGTGTAATAAAATTTGCCATTCTTTTTTAAATAATTTAGTTTCTAGTGCATTGATTTTAATACGTTGATGATTGCACTACCCAACTCATCTACGATAACTTCTTTTTTGATTTCCTCAGTAACATCAGCTTTAGCCTCTGATACATCTCTACTAGCTTTAACTTTCTCTACTTCTTTTTTAGCTAATTCTACCTCATCGGCTTTAGCTAAAACTTCAGCTTTCTCAGCTTCTAGCTTTGCTTCTAGTTCTAACTTTTCAGCTTTAACTAGTTCTAACTCTTCTGATAATTCAGCTTTAATACTAGCCGATAATTCAGCTTTTAAAGCGTCAATATCAAGAGCGTCTTTTGGCTCTGCAATCTCTTTAGATACTTCTTTAGCACCCTCATTAGAGATCAAAGCTTTTAACTTGTCTAAAATAGACTCATTTTTCTCTGACATATTCACGTTATTTAATTGATTTACATAATTAGATGGAGTGTTTTTATACCCCATTTTCGCTAAGTCTTTAGCACTTGCAAAAGCTGCTATTTTCTTACCCTCTTTAACTTCGCTAACAAAACCTAATTCCAAAGCCTCCTCTGAAAATATCCAAGTTTCATCGCTCATCATTTGTTGAACTCTTTCTAAATCTAAACCAGTAGCATTAGAATAAATCTTAGCAATCTTTAAATTTAAAGAGTCCATTAACTTAGCATCTTTCTCAAGTTCTTTTTGATAATCTCTAATCTCATCGCTATTCATACCAGCCATAGAAATAACAGGCATCCAAGCGTTATGAATCATTATTACACTGTTTTCTGTCATTGTTGGTAAAGTATCACCAGCAAGAGCTAAAACAGATGCAGCAGATGCAGCAACACCTACTATTTTAACATTTACATTTAGATTAGATGTTTTTAGATAGTCATAAATTGCAAAGGCTTCAAATACAGAACCACCTCCACTATTTATAGTTAACTCAATGTTTTTAGAACCATTGCTTTGTACCTCTTCTATGAAGTCTTTAGCATTAACTCCAAAAGAGCCTATCTCTTCATCAATTGATATTGATAGATTATTAATAGAATTTTTTACGTTATACCATTTCATCTTTGCAAACATTACAAAAATCTATTTAACATAATGTTTATATAATGGACAAAAAAAAGGGTAACCGTTAAGCTACCCAATTAAACTACCTCCTTAAAATAGTTATCTATCTCTTATTATTCTCCTGATATGGTTTACTGATAAATCATACTTTACTGATAGGTTATAATATATATCCATGTTTTTAGCTAATGGGTTTTTATACATAGTATCAAAGTCATTAATCACTGCAATATCTCTTATAGCTGTTTCATTAATTAAACCTTTATCTAATAGTATTGTTATTGTATGCCTACTATCTAAAGAGCTATCAATTATTGAGTATAAGGTATGCGTTAAGACATCCCCCAACTCTTTAGCCTCTGACTCCAATAACCTATTACTCTTTTCTTGCATTTTCCACATCTACCATCAAATTTAGGATCTATATTATCTTTAAACATTTGAAATAAATAATCTAAGCTTATTGAATCGGGGCGCATTTTACCCAGCACTTTATTAATAGCTTCTTTTATATTATCTCTTTGCTCTTGTGTTATGTTGTTTAAATTTTCGTTTACATCAAAGTCTACCATAAGTCTTTAGGACATTTCTCGTCAGTCCATATAATTTTATCATTAATAGAACATTTACAAATACCGCATTGAGGTATATTCTTTTTTTTAAATATTAGTAAGAATGTAAAGTCTTTTCTGTATTTAGGACATGACTCGCATATCTCTAATCTTTGTTGCTTTGATTTACTATCTAGTATATCACTAGCGTAGTTTTTGGCTTTACCAAATAATTTAGTTAATAGCATAAAACAAATATAACTATATTAAAATAAAAAAGATTATATTAGCAACACTTTTGCGAGTAGTTATTTTTAGTGAGTAGTTTATAAGGAGGGCTTAAAACACCCTCCTTTTTATTTACCCAAATGTAGCCTCACTTTGTATGTTATTAACTCTATTAGCCTGTATAGTGGTGTCTGTTGCTACGTTTACAACTGGAATAGATCCAATACTACTAATAACAGCTGAGCTTATTTCATCTCTAAGACCTCTAATGTCTAAGCCACCGCCACCACTAGAAAAACCACCGTTAGCAAAACCACTACCTAAATACGGTTGAGGTCTATTCGTTCTCATTGATTCTAAAGCACCAACTAATCTACTACCACCGTTAGACTCTAATACGTTTTTAGGTACAACATACTCGCCCTCATGTACTACACCAGCCTGACGAAACCCTGTAGCATCAGGAGTACCAACTCCATCACCTGTATATCCACCCTCTGCAAATGATTGACTAGCAACAATACCAGCTTGAACAGCACTTTTAGCAATAGCAAAACCTGTTAAAACACCAGCTTGAGTTAATCCAGCACCACCAAAAGTAACAGAGTTTAACGGGTTAGCTGCTGCTGCTGTTTGAATATTAGCTATCTCAGTAGCTAGAGCTATAGCAATGTTAGCTAGTTCTAACCTTTTTTTCTGTTTAAAAGCTTTTCTTTCTATATCTTCTTTTTTCTTTTCAAAGTCCTCTTGAGATATTAAACCCTGTTGTAATTTAGCATCTAAGTTAGCCAGTTCTAAATCCTTTTCTCTTTCTACTTTTCTATTGGTTACATCAACTAAAGCCGTAGCCGTTTGCTCTGCTAAAGCTATTTTCTCACCTAATACTTGATCTTCAAAGGCTTTTTTCTTTGCCTCTTCCTCTTCTTTTAAAGCATCATCTTTAGCTTTTTGATCTTCTTTTAAAGCTTTATCTTTAGCATCTTGCTTTTGTTTTAACTCCGTTTCTTTATCTAGCGCATCTTGTTTAGTTTTAGCATCCTCCTCAGCGTTCTTTCTAGCTAATACTTGCCTTTGAGCGTTAAACTTTGATTGTATAGCTAATATAGCATCTGTTTTTTGCTGTTCTGTAGATACTGTTAACTCTACTTCTCTAATAGCGTTTTGCTCTGAAAATGTTAGTTTTTGAAACTCCGCTTTTCTTTTATCCTCAATTTCTAAAACTAACTGCTCTTGTTTTAACTTTCTTACTTGCTCGGCTAGTCTTTTATCTGATTGCTCAATTTTAGCGTTCTTTTTTTTGGTTTCTTCTAAAATTTTAGCGTTCTTTTTTTCTAACTCGTTTAACTCTTCTTGTGTTAATTTTTTTGATTGATCAGCACCAAGCTCAGCAATTACTTGAGCCTCTTTAGCTTTAAGCTCCTCAGCCTCTGCTACCTCTCCTAGTGCTTTTAATTGCTTTTCTAAGTTTTGTAAAGCTGTTTGCTCTATTCTACGCTGGTTTTTTTGATAAATTAGTCTATCCTCTTCAGCATCTGTTAATTCATCTGCTCTTCTTTTTCTTCTATTTTCATCGCTAAACTCTTCTTTTAACCTTACATTTATAGCCGTACGTAACTCTTTTTGTCTAGCTAGTAAAGCCTCTCTATCTTTTAAGTTATTATTTAAAAACTCTTGCTCTTTTTTTATCTTATTTATGTTATCAGCCTGATCAGAACTCAATCCAAAGTAATCATCTCCAATAGTAGTAGTAACACCGCTACTAGCTAACTTATCTCTAGCTTCTACAAAATCAGTTACATCATTTAAAAAGTCAGCAAAACCAAGCTTAAAAGCTGCAAAACCTTTCTCAGAGCCCTCACCTAAAGTAAGTGTTAAGCCCTCCCATGCAGACTCAAGCTTTTTAGTAGCTCCTACTGCTGTATCTCCTACTATGTCAGCCATTTTCTTAGCTTCTCCTGTACTATCTTTAAAGTTATCCGTTAATACTTCTAATTGGTCTGATTGGTCTGCAAATATCTGTAAAGCTTTAGCCCCTCTATCACCTACTAACTCAGTAGCCGTTCCTAGTTTATTAGATGAGTTAGCCACTTGAGCCATAGCATTTTTTAAACTTATACCTTTTTTATTAAGCTCAATAAAAACCCTGTTTAATTGAGTACCAGCAATACTACCACTAATACCACTCTTAGCTAATAAGCCTAATTGAGCTGTAGTATCTTGAACACTTTGACCAACTGACTTAGCTGTTGGTGCTACTAACTTCATAGACTCTTGAAACTTGTTAATATCTAAAGGTGTAGAACTAAAACTTTCTGCCATTAAATCTACTATATCTTGTGCATCCTTAGCCTCTAAGCCAAAGGCGTTAATAGTAGAAGCTGCGACCTCTGAGGCTTGAGCTAGTTCCGTTCCTGTAGCTGTTGCTAATTGTAATATAGCCTCAGCTGAATCTAATATTTGAGGTGTTGTAAAACCTAATTTAGCTAACTCCTCTTGTAGTTTACCAACATCAGTAGAAGTAAACAAACTAGTTCTACCTAATGTTTTAGCAGATTCAGTTAAAGCTTTAAACTCTACACTAGTAGCACCCGAAACAGCCCTAACTTTTGCCATTTGTTGCTCAAACTCTTCAATAGTTTTTATACCTGATGCTACAACCTCAAATAGTTTTTGTACAGCAAACAAACCAACAAAAGCCCCACTAATAGAAGTACCTAATCTAGCAAAAGACTTACCTAGTCTAGTAGTAAAGCCATCAATACCTAACATAGCTTGTCTAGTTACTAATAATTGCCTCCTAGTACCTTTTAAGCCTAGATTA